TTAACTTCTGATGTAAAGCGTTTCTTCACTCTTTTGCTCATCTAAGTTGTTCTCCTACTCATAAAAGTAGGACTTGTAGTGACCGCCCGATGACTACAGAGGTCCTACACAATTATTTAACTTCTACGCTAAAAAGTAAACTGATATGTTATGGTTTTGATCCAGCTAAATAAGAATAGTGATTTCTAGGACATAACATGTACGATATTTTAGACGTTATTCGCAACATTGACGATTTATATGAAAATAACACCAGCCTTGCTATTCTCAAGGATTTTGAGCGTGTGCTAGACGAAATGGATTTATATGCTTATGAGAACTGGGAACAGGGCGAACTAGCGTACGGACCACAAGTCGACCGCCACTGGATTACCGCAGGATTTATGTGGCCCGAGAAGAATATGCCCAATCCTATTGCGGCCAAACGATTGCAGGATTTGGGTTGCAAAATCAAGTACCAACGCAGTCATTTAGTTGAACCTAGAAGAATTAGAACACCTGAAGACATTCGTCCAGGAACTAAAAAAGGTAAACTAGACCGTAAACCAATTTGGATTGTTGAAATTCAAATGCCTAAGAAGATTGCATTTGATATGTATCGTGGTTATATGGATAAGATGAAGGCCGAAAGTCAACCTGATGATTCAGATAAAAAGAAACAAAATCAACAACCTGGTATGATGCCACCAGGGGGCGCAATGCCGCCCGTAGGTGCAATGCCTCCCGTAGGTGCAGCACCAGCCGCACCAACCGCCGGAGCAGCTCCAGCAATTCCAGGAGCACCTGTATAATGATTAACGAAAGTCTTCGAGCTAACGACCTTAGAGGTTTTATTAAAAAAATTATTGAGGTTGATGCATTTAAAAGTAAAATCGGTGACGATGAAGATATTGTAACAATATCTTTTACTGTAGACCAAGAAGATCCTGCTAAAGATTTAGAAAATTTTATTGAGATGGGGTTTGACTTTGTATTAGATGCAGACGTTAGCCCAGGTGAACTTGACGATGGCACTTACAAAGTATACGTGGAATTAGAACGCAGTCGCCATGTTCCAGAACAAATAAGAGAAATTTTAGACGGCGTTGAAAAGATTTCTGGTATTGATAATTTTAAATTTAGATATTTTAAAAATTTTAAAAGTCAAGAAGCAACAGAAGACAACTTAGCTGCTGCAATACCGCTAGATAAAAATAGTTACGATATTGCTACCGAGCGAAGCAAAGTTGATAATTTTCAAGAATTCTTTAGTCGTAGTTATGTAGATGATATACAACTGTTAGACGAATCAATTAGCTTTAAACGTGTCTACGGTGGAAAAGTTCTTTTTAATATCATTACAAGCGGAACAACTAAAGAAGTATTTGATGAGCTAGACGGACCATTTTTACTAGAAAGTAAAAGTATGGCTGAAGTAATGTTTCTAACAAAATATATTGGAAACTACAACATTACAAAAGTTGGAAACGCTTTTGTATTTGAAAACAACGGGTGGGCCGTTGCACTTGAAAGGAAAGAATAATGAGCGGATTTGAGTTTGATTTTACATTAGCAAAGTTTAAAGAGTGTGTGGGTGGAAATCCTCCACATGCTGATCACTGGTATGAAGCACTATGTCAAGTTTTACCCGATTACGATATTCAAACTGTGCCCCGTGTAGCTGCATTTCTAGCACAGACAGCACATGAGTCAGGCGGCTACAGAGCCATTAAAGAAAATTTAAACTACAAAGCAGAAAGTTTAATGCGTGTTTGGCCTAAGTACTTTCCTAATATGGATGTTGCTAGACAATACGCACACAACCAAGAAAAGATTGCTAATAGAGCATACGCAAATCGCATGGGCAACGGCGACGAAGCCAGCGGAGATGGTTGGAAATTCTGCGGGCGTGGCTTAATTCAATTAACTGGAAAGAGTAACTATGAGCGTTACGCAGAAAGTTTAGAAATTAGTCTCGATGAAGCAAGCGAACACTTGACAACCTTCGAAGGTTGTGTACAAAGTGCTGCTTGGTTCTGGGAAGCTAACAACTTAAATCAGTGGGCTGATAAAGGCGACATTCTAACACTAACAAAACGTATTAACGGTGGAACACTAGGATTAGAAGATCGTATCAAGCACTACAATCATGCTATTCACGTTTTAGGACACTAAGATGTTTTGGTTACTGGCGTGGATCCCTGATGGTGTTTTACTATATGTAGTTCACACTATTTTAATAGTAGGAGCGATAAGTTCTTTCTTATCGTTTTTTCTACTGCATAGAATAGTTAGGTGGTTCCCTGCACTAGCACCATATCACTTGTTGTTACAAATTGTCAGTGCTGTACTTTTAGTTGCTGGCATATATTTAAAAGGTGGCTATGATACTGAAGCAGAGTGGCGTCAACGTGTCGCAGAGTTAGAGGCCAAAGTAAAAGAGTCTGAAGAAAAGTCTAAAGAAGTTAATGAAAAGATTGTAGTCAAGTACAAAGATAGAGTAAAAGTAATTAAAGATACTCAAATTGTTGTACAAGAAAAAATTAAAGAAGTTGAAAAACTTGTAGATGCTAAATGTGAAGTAGCACCAGAAGCTGTTAACATTTTAAATGAAGCAGCTAAGAAACCTGAGAGAGGGCAAAAATGAAACTAGTCCTAATCCTAGCAACTACAATATTTTTAACAGGATGTCTTTCTACACCTGTTAAAAGAAACTTCCCAGAAGTTCCAAAAGAACTAATGGAAATTTGTCCTAATTTAAAAGATGTACCAGAAGGTACAACTAAAATGAGTGAAGTGTTAAAAGTAGTAACTGAAAACTACAGTCAATATCACGAGTGCCAATTCAAAAGCGAACTTTGGAAGGAGTGGTATGAAACACAAAAACAAAATTTTGATAGCGTAAAGTAAATATTCGAAAGGAGCGCAAATGGCATTACACGATTCAATATTGAAAATGATCAATAAGGAGCCCAAAGACCCGGATGCACCAAAGCCGGTAGCTGGTTCACGTTCAGAGCGTGAAGCAAAGATTAAAGATAAAGCAGGTATGGTTATTTCTGTATTTGCATTGTTCCTAGCAGTAAATTCATGGTACGGTGGCAAGTTAAGTTCAACAGTATTAAACAACACACTAGGCGCAAACAATGCTTGGGCACAGTACCAAGCAAAAAATAATAGATTGGTTAGTTACGAAATTGCTAGTAAAACTACTAGCGATCCTAAACTCAAAGCAGAGTTTAAAGCAGAAGCAGAACGTATGGATGCTGACAAGAAAGAAATTGCTGTAAATGCTCGCAAGATGGAAGCAGAGCGTGAACTAGCAAAGAAATCTAGTCCATGGATTGGTTACGCAAGTACAGCATATCAATTAGCAATCGTTGTATTATCAGCAAGTATCCTTGCAGTTAGTATGCCGATGTTCTGGGCAAGTTTTGCAGTAGCAGGTGTGGGTATCTTTTTAAGTGCCCAAGGTGTACTTTTATTTTTATAATTAGGAGCAAGTAAATGTCAACAGCAGAAGAATACGCAAAAATGAGCGATGCTGAAAAGAAAAAAGAGGATTGGATGAACAGCAAGTGGCGTCCTATGATGGGATGGCTGTACATGGGTGTTTGTGCATTTGACTTTGTTCTATTTCCAATAATGTGGAGTATGTTGCAGGCTGTAATGAAGGTTGGAACTATTACACAATGGCAACCTTTAACACTACAGGGTGCCGGACTATTTCACATCGCAATGGGTGCGGTACTAGGTATTGCGGCTTTTGGTCGTACACAAGAAAAATTAAATGGAGCAAATAATGGCGGAGCAACACAACCAACAGGCTTTAGCGTACCTGCGCCAGCACCAAGCAGTTTCTCAGCACCAGTTGCGCCAAGTGTCCCAGCACCAAGCGCCTCAAGTAGCTTTAGCGGAAGCGGCTTTGGAAGCGTATCTAGTTCAGCACCAGCACCAAGCTTCGGGGGAAGTTTTGGTTCCTCAGCACCAATAGCAACAACAGCTAGCGGTAAAAAGATTGTACCAACAGACGATCCAGTTCTATAAAGGAAACTTAAAATGAAAAAAATATTAGCACTTTTAGCGTTATGTGTTGCCAGCACAGCATTTGCCGGTGGCGAAGTGAAAGAAGTTTGCAAGGACAAAGTAGACAAAGCCGGAAAAGTTGTTAAAGACAAAAAAGGCGCAGTAGTCCAAGAATGCAAGAAAATCAAAGTTCACAAGAAAGTAGAAGGCGAAAAAGTACCAGAACCAACCAAGAAGAAATAACAAAATTTCAATTGGCTTGACAGGTCAATGTAAATATAGTACTATCTATATTACTTGACCTGTTTTTATGACTATGAACGACCACTATAAAACCTTAGGAGTAAATCCAAACGCATCTCCAGATGAAATCAAAAAAGCCTACAGAAAATTGGCTAATCAGCATCATCCTGATAAGGGCGGAGATCAAGCTGTATTCAAAGATATAAGTGTTGCATATGATACACTAAGTGATGGACAAAAGAGAGCCGAATACGATCAAATGCGTATGGGCGGTCCGCAAGTAAAATTTCAATCAGGAGATTTCCAAGATTTTGCTGATATTTTTGGCGGAGCATTTGATCCGTTTGGACACAGATCAAACCCATTCTTTGATGTATTTGGTAGACAAAAAAAGAATCGCGACTTAAACATTCAATGTCAAATTTCTTTACTTGATTCGTTTGTTGGAAAACAACTAGAAGCAAACTACAAATTACCTAGCGGAAAACCACAAACTGTAGTTATAAATGTCCCGGCTGGTATATCGCATGGCGAAACTATTCGTTATCAGGGCCTAGGAGATGATAGTTTTCCAAACATGCCGCGTGGTAACCTTAATGTTACTGTAGTTGTCTTACCGGATGCTAACTTCCGAAGACAAGGCCTGGATTTATACACAACAGTGAACATTAGTCCAATAGAGGCTATGATTGGCACTAGAAAACGTGTAAAATACATTACTGGCGAAGACAAAGAAATTGATATAAGGGCAGGTGTTGAAACCGGTATCGAATACGCCAGCAACGGTTACGGGTTTACTGAACCTCGAAACGGACAACGAGGAAGATTTGTTATAGTAGTAAACATCCGAACACCGCACATCAGTGACCCTGATATTATACGAAGGCTACGAGAAATCAATGATGAAATTAGTATTAGATCCTGATCCAATACTCAAACAACGAGCAGTCGAATGGGACTTTGCTGTTGATAAAGATGCCGAAAAAGTCGAAGCAGACATGACTGAGATCATGAAAACATTCCATGGCAGAGGACTTGCTGGTAACCAAGTTGGTTTGTTAAAGCGTGTCTTTATAATCAAACTTGAAAGTACTGGCGAAACATTGGCCATGTTCAATCCTAAAATTATTGAAACTAGCTCAAATGAAAATTCAGCCGAAGAAGGATGTTTGAGTTTTCCATCCCTTTGGTTAGATGTTAAAAGACCCGTAACGGTCAAAGTCGAATATCTTGACAAACATGGCAAAGAATGTCAAAATACACTATCCGGCATAGATGCAAGATGTTTCTTACATGAACTGGATCATTTAGACGGAATTGTGTTTACAAACAAAGTAAGTCAAATGAAACTTATTTTAGCCAAAAAAAAACAGAGGAAATATAATGGTAGAACCAAGTGATAACCTACAAGCAGTTTTTGAAAAAGCAATCGATACTGCTAAAAAACTACATCATGAATATCTAACAATCGAACATTTGTTATTTGCAATTCTGATGGAGGAAGGTTTCAACAAAACACTCCAGGGTTACGGAACAAACGTAGACACTTTTAGAAAAAATTTAGCCAACTATTTGCAATCTAAATGTCAAGAAATTACCGTTGAAGATGTTGTAGTAAAACCTAAGAAGACCCAAAGTGTTGAACGTATTCTAAACAGAGCATTCACACAAGTATTGTTTAATGGTCGTCAACGAATCGAACCTGCTGATGTATTTTTAGCCATGATGAGCGAAAAGCGCAGTTGGGCATTTTATTACATCCAACAGGCAGAAATTGATAAAGATAAATTTGCAGACTACCTAAACAGTTCTGTTGAAGAAAGCGAAGAAGAAGACGATCCAAGAGAAGGAATGGCTAATAAGGCGCTTAGTGCCTTTACGACTAACCTTAACGAAGCAGTTAAAAAGAATAAAATTGACCCGGTTATCGGCCGTGTAGAAGAACTGGAAAACATTTCGTTGGCCATGGGCAGGCGTAATAAGAATAATGTAATCTTAGTTGGAGATCCTGGTGTAGGTAAGACTGCTATAGCAGAAGGACTTGCCTTCAATATTGTTAAGGGTGCTATCCCAGACTTCTTAAAGGATTACACAGTTTATAATTTAGACATTAGCAGTATGCTGGCTGGTAGCAAATACCGCGGAGACTTTGAAGAAAGATTTAAAGCAGTGCTCAAAGGCCTTAACAAAAAAGGAAAAACTATTCTTTTTATTGACGAAGCACACATGATTAGCGGTGCTGGATCTGCCAGCAACTCGGCAAACGACCTTGCTAACATGATGAAGCCTGCATTAAGCAAAGGCAACATTAAAGTTATTGCCAGTACAACGTGGGAAGAGTATCGCAAGCACTTTGAAAAGGATCGTGCTCTAATGCGTCGTTTCCAACGCATTACTGTTGACGAACCAACACAAGAAGTAACTCTGCAGATTCTTAAAGGACTTAAAAAGTACTACGAAGAATTCCACAAAGTTAAAATTAAAGACGATGCGCTACAGTCGGCTATTAAACTAAGTGTAAAATATCAAACAGATAAAAAGCTACCAGATAAGGCTATTGACTTGATTGATTTGGCTTGCAGTCGCTTTAACTTAAAATTAGCAGAAGAACGCATTGTAACAGAAAAAGAAATTGAACACGAACTAAGCAAAGTAACTCAGTTACCTGAAGAAATTGTCAGCGAAACTGAAAGCCACAACCTTGCTACATTGCAGGAAAAACTGCACAGAGATGTGTATGGTCAAGACTTGGCTGTGCAAGAAGTTGTTGATAGAATTATTGTTGCTCAAGCAGGTCTCAAGAACGAAAACAAACCAGTTGGTAGTTTTGTGTTTATGGGCCCAACTGGTTGCGGTAAAACAGAAACAGCAAAATCGTTAGCTAAACACTTAGGTGTTAAACTGTTACGTTTCGATATGTCAGAGTATCAGGAAAAGCACAGCATTAGTAAACTTATTGGTAGCCCACCAGGTTATGTTGGTTTTGAAGAAAATGCAGGACAGTTGATTACTAGTATTCAAGAAAATCCTAACGCAGTTTTGTTATTTGACGAAATTGAAAAGTCACACCCCGATGTTTCAACTGTGTTGTTACAAATGATGGATAACGGATTTATTACAGGATCTAACGGTAAAAAAGCAGACTGTCGTCAGATTGTGTTGATTCTTACAACTAACGCCGGTGCTCAAGAAGCAGATAAGAATCAAATTGGTTTTGGAAGCCAACAAAAAGAATATAGTGATAAAGAGTTAAACAAATTCTTTAGTCCAGAATTCCGCAATCGTTTAGACGGTATCATTACGTTCAGTAAACTAGGCAAAGAAACAATGTCTAAAGTTGTTAACAAGTTTATTGATGAACTTAAAGAGCAAGTAAAAGAAAAAGGTATTCGAATTAAAGCAGATAAAGATGCCGTTAATTGGTTAATCGAAAAAGGCTTTGACACTAAGATGGGTGCTCGTCCGTTACAACGTGTTATTGATAAAGAGATTAAACGAGATCTTGCTAAAATGATGCTGTTTGGTGATTTGAAAAATGGCGGGTGGTTAACTATTAGCATTGAGGACGATAAGATCATGCTTATTGCTAAACCAAAGTTACCAAAAGTTCCGTTACTTGCCGTAGACAACGTTGATATATTAGTAGACGATGCTAACGAAAGTAACTAAAAAATTATTCAACGGAAAGTACCAGTACAAATTAGTTTTAGTTTGTGCTGGTTCTAACTGGTTTAGGGGCGGAGATTGGTCCGGCACATTAGAGAATCTTAAAAAGATTACCTTAAAGGCTGATAGTAGGCACAACAATAATTCTATAAAAACACAAGAAGACTTGGACTATGCGTTTAAACTTCAGTCTCAATTAAAAAAGTCTCAAGATTTAATAGTGCGTGTAGAAACACCGTGGATTAGTGTTTACACAAACAACAAGTCAACCATCGACTCGTTAATAAAGCTAGATAAAACAAAAGTAAAATATGTATGTGTTCCGCCGGCAAATAATGCTCTAACCGAAGGCGTTGTAATTTTACCTAAAATCAATTTTGACTTTAAAGTAACTTTAGGAAAAACTGACTCTGCACAGCTCGCTTTTATCGAATGGGCCGAAAATAGCTCAAAAGTTAAGCTGACTAAGAGTTGCAGGCACGAGCTCATGCGAGATCGCAGTTGGGGCGGAACTTACTTCTACATCACGGGCGAAAAGAACCTTTTGCTGGCAAAAATGCACTTAGGCGGCTCAATAAACAAGATTGAGCGCATTATCAAAGGCTGAAGCCTAAAACCTGTTTCCGATAAATAGTATATTACTACAGAATAACTGTGACTATAACTTACGGGCTTAAATTATGAGAATTAGAGAACTACTCGAGGGCAGAAAGTTTAATGATTTAGACTTTGTTACCAAAGACGAAGACGGGGAAAGAATTAACTACGATTTAATAGAAGATTTAACATTCTTCATGAATAACGACGACGATACTTATAGACGTCATGTATACCCAAGTTTAGTCAAGTGTATAGACAAGTTAAAAGCAAAACAAGACGTATCACCGTCTTTTTTTGAATCTGCTGTTGAAAAAAGCTACGAAAACTATTGCAAACAGTACCCTGTACGTCACTTACCGTCTGTTTTAGATAAAGAAATGTTTGAAGAAATTTGTAAGAAAATACATGAAGACATGTGTAAAGATTACGAAGACGGAAAGTATAAGGATTAAACTGTGCTACTTCGAGAATTATTCTATGTTGAAAATGCGCCTGCTAAGAAAAAACTTGGCCGTGCATTTAACCACCTAGAAGATTTAGTATTCTTTTACGGTAGCGAAGGTACATTGGAAGCATTGGATCACTTGAAAGAAATTGCAACAGCCGAAGGTGCAAAAAGTGTGAGAATGAAATGGGACGGCAATCCTCAAATATATTGGGGCAGAGAGCAAGCCGGTGGACCGTTAGTACTTGCAGGACACAACGGTTGGAGCCGTGGTGCAAAGTATTCCAATAAAAAAGATATCTATAATTTTATTGCCAACCAAAGCGGAAAACCTGGCACACCCGAACAACAAGCAGAACGACAGGCGTTTGCCAAACAGTTTGCTAATTTGCATCCACTATTCGATGCTGCTACTCCAAGAGACTTTGTTGGGTTTGTCTATGCCGATGGTTTGTTTTTACAACGTCCTCAATTAGGGCAAGATGGTGTCTATACATTCTGTCCTAATCCCAATAGTCAAACTTGCTATCATGTTCGAGCCGATAGCGAACTAGGTCAACGTATTGCAGGATCACAAGTAATGGTTGTAGGCCATGCATACTTTCCTTCTTTTGGTATGGACGATAGCGAGCAAGAGCCAATGGACGATTTTAATATGTTTAATCAAACACCTGGGCTCATTGTTCAAGGACCAATTTATAATCAAGCAGAAGTTAAAATAGATACTAGAGAAATTGATCAAGTTGAAAACTATCTTAAACAACACGCATCTCAAATTGACGGATTCTTACAAGGTGTACCCGGTTTAAGCGACTTAAAAGAAATTATATACAAATTTGTAAATCAAACTGCAAAATCTAAAAATTTAGATAATATAGGAACTGATTTATTTTTCCAATGGCTCAGTGGTAGTGGCGTAAGCGGCCCTAAGATGCAAAAAATTAATCAACTGAGTCAACAGTTTAACAGCGCATTGTCAGCAATTTTTACACTAGTACGACAAATACAAGATATTAAAGACAATGTAATTGATCAAATTGAAGCAGGACATACTGCCGATGTATGGGATACTAATGGCGAAGGTCGTGTTAGATATGCAGGCGCAGGCAAGAAATTTGGTAATGTTAAATTAGTACCTAGAAAACGTTGGACACCAAAATGAGACTAAGAGAATTATTTGAAAACGTATACGAAATACAAGACGATAGTAAACCGTTTGACGGCGGCTTAAAGACTATTGGTATTTGCTATGGTCGTTGGAATCCTCCACACAAAGGACATAGAGAAGTTTGGAAGGAAGCCAGTAAGAATCCTATATGGTTTGTTGGTACTAATCAAGATACAGAAGGTCCTAAAGACCCGTTACCGTACGAAGTAAAATTACAATGTATGGCCGCTGTGTGGCCAAAAGTAGCAGGGCATGTTATTCCAGAACAAGATTTGTTTGTTATGGCTACACACATTTATGAAAAATACGGCGAAAATGTACAGTTAAATGTTTATACAGATGAAGAATGGTTGGCTAGTAGTTTACAAAAATACAATGGCCTCATGGATCAAAAACATGGCGGTTACAAGTTTTCTCAAATAGACTGGAAGAAAACAGCACGTCTAGCTCGTGCTACAGATTTAAGACAATCAGTTCGCAACGGAGATCGCAAAAAGTTTTATCAGGATGCTGGAATTCCATCAAACGCAATGATTACAATTGGCGAAAAAGCATATCCTTTATTTGACATAGTTGCTCATTACTTACTCAAATATCCAGAAAAAGGTAAGAAGCCAGCAGTTGCGGAAGGATCATCGGGTAAAGTAGGTAAAGGTGGAACAAAGCCTATTGACAAAGAAATGAAGGCGGCTATGAAAAACGCCACTACTGTGCCAGGATTAAATATGGCAACTGGTAGTATGTATAAAAATTATAGGATGGGAATTGCACTAGCGGGTGCACCGACTTTCCCTACAAAAATTGAAGCAGACAATTGGATCGGCGGAGATCCATTAATCAGCTCATATACCGAGGAAGAATACGAAATGGTCAAAGC